CCCGCTGAATGATCAGCTTACATTCGATAGTAACTTGCTTTCATTGTAATTTTCGATAGTTTTGCGTATGAACGCTAATCCTTTTTGATAAACGACAGTCTTGATCGAGATTCTCGTCTCTTCACGAACAGTGTATTTCTGTTCAATCGTACGAAAATAGCCCCTGTCTATAAATTCCTGATAGGGCTGATTGTTTTTCATCAGGATTTTTTTCTCTCTTAAAATTTTAAAAAGATTGTTCTGTCCGATTCCCATATTCAAAACTTTAGCAGATTCACCGATGGAAATTGTTTCCCGGGAGCCGGTGACAGCTTTATAAAATTCAATTTTGGGTTTATCCAATTCAATTCTTTTCTTCTGCTGTTCGATCAGTTTTGATTGAAGTTGGAGTTTGTCATGCTGATCTGCGGCAAGGCGGAGAGCATCTGCAAAAGTGCCGGGTAATTTGTAGCCGCCGGTTTTGCGAATCGAGGGAAGAACTTCATGAGTTACCCAGCGTTTGAATGATTCTAATTTTTCAACACGTTTTTGGACTGAAGGGCTGACGTATTTGCCATTTTCTTTTCTTGCTTTCTGTGGATGCATTGAAAATAGCAATGAATACAAGCCGGGTTCATTTATAACAATCATTTGTTGTTTTCCGCCTGGAGTATCAAACGGCATTTTTAACTTATCAACATCATCCAATCTTGAAAGTGATCTCAAATAGTTTTTATCATTGAAATAATCACAAACATCTTTGCCTACAAACCAAACTTCATCATTGAAAAAACAAGTTCTAACCTTGACGTCATCTTTCCGGAAAATTTGTAATTGGTAAGGACCTACATTATCTGTCATATCCTTTTGATCTTTTCCTTCAAAATTGATAATTGATTTTTCCATAACTACCTCTATGCTGAATTCTCTTTCGTTTCGGTTTCGGGTGCTTTCGTGAATGCCAGGGGATTATCTTCATACGGACAGAATTTATTATGGCTGAAGAAGATTCTTTCAGGATAGAGTCTCGTGAAATCTTTTGTGCAGTATTTTTTATAGGCCCCATGTTTATATTCGTGGAAGATATGAGAATGGAATGCTAATGGGCAATCATGGCACTCTTTATCGGGGACATCCTGATTCAATCGTAAACCTTCTAACGTAGGAATTTCAAACTCCCTTCTGCCAATCGGTTCATCGAAAAGGACGTCAACCACGATTTTATTTGGCTCAAAATTCTCATCCGGCTCAAAAGGATTTCCGGAAATAAACTGATCGATATTAGGAAGCACGATCGGTTCTGTGAAGTAATCTTCATTCTGGAGATAACTATCGAAAGCATACATCAGGGTTCCAACGTTTTCAAAGTCTTTTTCGAGACAATGAAGTTCTCTTCTTTCATTTGTTTTGCATTTGATAACACCTTCACGCTCGGCTGCATAAATGTAATTCATTCCGGTGGAATCCAGAACGTTAATTACTGATGCCTGGGTAGTAAATTGACCTTCCGGTGTCAGTAATATCCAACCACTCTGATCACGCATCCTTTCTGAAAATTCCTTGAGTTCTTTTTTTGTTTTGAAATCTTTGTTGAATAACATTCCCTGCGGATTGTATTTATCCCAAACGATCAGTTTTTTATGATCTGCATCTGCGACCATCAACGTCAATCCGGCGGCGATTTTTTCATCGGAAGTCTGCTCGATTTGATCTTCCGGGAAAAGTTCATTTTCATTCATGATTATTTCTCCTTAATTTGGTTAAGCAGATGTTTAAAACCTCTGCCATCTTGAATAAAAGAACCGGAATGCCAGCCAGAATATGGCCATAAGGAAACAGTTGATCCGTTAAATTTAAATTGAATCATATTATTATCTCGAAAAGTAATTCGGAATCCTAATGCTTCAATTTTCTTCACAGCATATTCCATTCTTTTGGGTTCCAATTTTTTTTGCCTTGCGGTATTCAATCTCATCTTTACCTCTAAGGTTTTTCTTTTCTGGCTTTTGCCAATCTGGCAGCGCAGATGATGCAGTAGCCATTGCGTTTTTTGGCAGTGTATTTGGAAATCATTGCTCCACAGAGCCGGCAGGGGATTCTGGGATCTTTTTCTGTTGGTTTAGTTCTCATCATCTTGCTCCCGGGGATCAGCTCCCTTTTCCACAATTTGAAACTCATTATGGAAAGGCACGAAAACAGATGATTCAATTTGATATTCTTCATTGAATTTTGTATAAATCCAGCCACCTGGTACGCGAGTTATATCATTGTAACCAATGCAGAAGGATTCATGTAATTTCATTTGATAAATATCTTTTTCCATTGATTCCTCCAAAAACAGGCCGGGCTTTCTGTCGGTCGCCGGAGCTCCTTCCGCCCAGCCTGCCGTTTTATGTGCAGTGCTACCTGCCTACTTCGAACTCGATTTTTTGATCATAAAGGAACAATTTAACATTTTCACAGCTCTATCCGGTTCTGTTTGATGATTACTGAGATATCGAATTTTTTTTCGATGGTGGATTTGATTGTGTAATTATTTCCGAATCTACTCGAAGTGTGAATTGGGATAATCATTTCAGTTGTTTTAGTATCGGTTTTTTCCAGAAACTGAATTATTCTTTCCAAATTGAAATGTGATTTACGAATGCGATTGGCTCCAGCTTCATTGATTTTGCCATCCTTGATTGCCTTTTCCAAATCTTCAGTGATGTAATTCACTTCGAGCATATAAGCATTAACTTTGTTGAATCTGTATCTTAGGAAGTAAGTATCAGTAGCAAACACGATCTTTTTGTATTCAATTTTAGAAAATATTATGAAACCAAGAGGTTCTGGACAATCATGTTCAGTTTCAAAGGCTTTGATGCGGAATTCATCTGTTTCAATCAAACTACTGGAATCTATTTTAATTGCGAAGTGATCATTGATATTCAAGGCATCAAAGGTTCCTGCAGAAGAATAGACTTTGATTCCCAGTTTGAGAATATGCTTAATCGATTTGGCATGATCGCCATGATCATGAGTAAGCAGGCAGCAGGCAACATCGGAGAAATTAAAGTTCATTTTTTCTTTGATTAACTTGAAAAGAATTCCTGCTTCGATCATGATTTTCTCCTTTAATCCAGAAATCACGTAGCAATTCCCTGCAGAACTGCTGGCCAGAATATCAATTGTCATAATTAATCTAAATCCTCAGGGATCTCAGATGTTTTATTCTCAGGTTCAGCTTCTTCTTTTTCTTCTGTAACTTCATCGACATCAATATCAATAGTAGAGGCATGTGTATCCGCTTTTTCAGCGGGAGATTGGTTATCCGTATCGCCTGTAAATGCGTTAACCATTTCAATTGAAAGATAGCCATATTTACCTAATAAATGCGAGAGAACCGTTTTTACTGCCATTCCATCGAAATCTTTTTTCCAGGGAGAATAACCGGATTCATAACCTTTGGCATATTCCTGCATGTGTTTTTCCATCCATTCCCGGGATCTGTAGATTGCTTTTTTGAAGCCGTTCAATAATTCAAAATAAGCAAAGTAACCTTTTGCGGGTTCATCTTCTTTGGAATCTCCTGGAATAAAATTGATTTCACCGGAAGGAAATATCGTTTCAACTTCCCAACCTGCTGGAATTATATCGGCATTGATAAATTTGTATTTTCCAGTTCGCATTGCAAGTTGAATATAACCACGATAACCAATTTGAAAGTTTGGTCTCAAAACTCCCTTTTCTTTTCTTGGAATTATCCAAGCATAACCCAGATTTTTATTGATCGGAAGTTTGAGACTGGCAGCTTTCAAAGCTTCCATAATCAAATCTTTATGATTACACTGCTGCAGCATTTCATCTGCAGAGAACATTTCTACCAAACTGGCAGTAAACGGTCCGGCTTGCTGTTTCAAAGCATTCTGAAACTGTTCTGAAACGGATTCCATGTTCAGAACAGATTTGAATTTTTCAACAGTTTTATTTTGCGGTGCTAATTGATTACTCATTATTCATTCTCCTTATTTTATTGTTAACTCAGTGTGTGATTTAACAGCTTCCAGGCAGATCAGCTGGTTATCACAATCAATTTTATCGGTTACGCTTTCAGTATTATCTACAAATACAGGGAGGCACAATTTGAAATGTTTCGATAGGATATTTATCATCTGGATTCCAGTAATTATCTGTGAACCAGTATTTGCATATTGGTACGGAACCAGTGAACCAGCTTTGTTCAAAATCAAAACGTCACATGTTTCGCGGAAGCCGCCGTTCATTTGTTGATCAAATAGCTTAACCTTGATTTTTCGATCAAACAGTGAATTGATTTCACCTTCTACAGTGTTGATATATTTGATTTTCAATTTATTGATCAGGTCAATTTTCTGTTCAATCTTCATCAGGTTGTTATTGGCATCCTTCAGTTTAGTTTCGAGTTCTGCAAGGCGTTGCTTTGCCCTTTGGGAATTTTCAAAACCGGCAATATTCTGATTGATTTGATCAACCTGTTTTTGAAGTTCTTCAATTTCTTCATCTACAATGCCAGTTAACCCGAGATTATTCAATTTGATCAGGAGATCGGTTTTCTTATCAATCAGTGATTTTTTTTCTGAAGATCGATCTTGAGTATTTGAAACATTTTCCAGTTTGATTGATAATTCTGAGATTTTTGTTTCAATATCTTGCAAGGATTGTTTTTTAAGCTCGTTCTCTTTTTCGATCGTTTCGAGTTGTTTTCGATTGTTGGTAATTGCTTCTTTTTGATTTTTAGATTCCTGCAGGATATTTTTCAAGCGTTTTTCTTTATCATCTTTCCAATTTGAAACTGCAGAACTTCGTTGATCTGCAGGAAGTTTCTGTTTACAGGCTGGACAAATCGTTAAATCTTCAGGTTGCTTTTGATCATTTAGTTCTATGTAGGCTGCTTTGAGTTTCGCTCTTGAAGTTGTTAACTCATAGATTTTATCTTTGATTGATGAAATCTGCTGAGAATTGGTTTGAATTTCTGAAGTGATGCGTGATTTTGCCAGTTTAGCTTCTGTTAGTTCACTGTTTACTTTCTTGTAAATTGTATCATCATTAGAGTTTTCGATTTCAAGAATTTGGTTGTTGATTTCATTAACCTGTTTTTTGATTTTTTCGCTTTCTTCCTGATATTTTCGATTGTTTTCAATTTTCAGATCATTGATTTTCTCATTGATACTTTTCCTTTTATCTTGAAGATCTTTTACTGTTGCTTCATAGTTTGAGTTTATATTTTTTGATACTTCATCGATTCTGGGAGGAATTGTTTCAATTTGATGTTTGAGTTCTTTCCTTTGATATTTATATTTTGTTTCAGTATCCTTTATGCCGTTTTGCAGAACATCATCTTTGATCAAACCAAAACCATATTCAACTACCAGATCTTCATAAGTATAGTTTTTGATTAGGTTAGTAAGAAGTATTCTTCTATCTTCCCATGACATTTGTTCATTGAAATAGGTTTGCGAAGTTAGCAGTTTGAAATTTTCTTCAGAAACAATCTTTCTGATAAATTCATCATATTCCATCTTTTTAAGTGGGATATCATCGATAAAATAGGTTGTTGTGGTTCCGGTAAGTTCTTCGGTTGTTTCACCATGACGCTTTGTCCATTTTTCTTCCAGAACTCTTTTTAGGACATGCAGATCTCCATCGATCGCTATTTCTGCTTTTACTGAAGTTGTTAGACGATGGATTGGATTGTTTTCCTTATCCAAAGGAATTATGTCAAATTTCGATCTGAACTGGGAATCCTTTCCAAACAATAACCAGAAAAAAGCATCGGCGACTGTGGTTTTTCCTGTTTCATTTCTTCCAGAAATTATCGTTTGATCGTGATTAAAAGGAATTTCAACAGATTTTATTCCTTTGAAGTTGTTAATTTCCATTTTCTTCAAAATTACTTCCATATTATTCTCCTGTAATTTCCTTTTTGATGGACCAGACAGCTTGTTTGAGGTTGCCTTTGATGTGAGCTACATTGCCGGAATGAAGGCGGTCTATCATGTTTTCCAGTTGTTCAAGTTTTTCGATCAACTCATTTTTAGTTGACAGAATTTGGTTTGATTTTGAAATTCTAATTGTTGGTGGTCGAGATGGTTGTGGATTTTGGAAAGGTCTCGAAACATACAATCCAAAGTCTGCAACCTTTTTCATTTTATCCGACATTTTCGACTTCCTTTTCTAAAAAATCGTTTTTCAGTTCTGCGAAAGCTTTTTCGATCATTTCGTTTGAAGAATTTTTGACTTTGAAATCTTCCGGCAGTTTGACTATGCTGCAGATATTATTGTAATGAGTAAGTAATTCCAGATACCTTACTTTAAGATCATGGAGTTCGCAGGTTTGTTTTTTTACATCTGAAATAAGAATTTTGTAATCATTGATAGTCTGATTTAATTCTTTTTTCAAATCCGATATTTGCTTTTCAATTTCCACTTCAGCAGTTCTCATATTTGAGATGTAGTCTTTTAACCTGGTAATTTCGTTTGTGAGTCCTTTGATGTTTTGTCTTCGGACATAATCCAGGACAGTGGAACCCACAACGAGGATAATGATGATTCCAACAGCAACAACCATTATAACGCTCCTAATTTTCGTTTAGCTTCATCCGGCAGATCGTCGATCGGGTTTTGCACACTGCCGTTTCTGGTTCTGATGAGTTCTTTGAAGTATTCGGTGACAGCGATCTTGAAAGCCAGAGAAGCATTTTCATCATTTATAACCCGGTATATCTGCTTTCGGTTGGTTCCTAAAGCTCGGGCTATTTCCTCAATTTCGACACCATAAGTAGCCTTTAAAGCTCTTAACTGTTTTTGATTATAGATATTAAATTTCATTTTTGCAGCTCCTTTAAACATAATATTGAATTTGATTAACTGCGACGATCATGACTGTGATCATCGGCAGGATAGCTACCCGGACCATGCTGAAAAGAAGCTTTGTATTGAGTTTGGGATGCTTTTCCTTTACCTTGATAACGATTTGCTGGATCAGTTCTTCTCTGATAAGCGGATCAGAAAAGTATTCTTTGATGGAATGGATGATTTGGTTGAAGCTGATAATTTTGGGTTTTGGTTTCTCGATGGTAACGATTACAGTTTTAGTTTTGACGGGTCTATCGGCATTCTTCTTTTCAATCAAATTCAGATTTTCAACCTCGGATTCGCCGTGGAAATTTTGAGGCTCATAATCTGTAACGACATTAGCATTTCGATAAATCATTTTAAATACTCCCACAATTATTTTGACACTAAGACAAACATTACTAAATTATCTTTTGTGTCTCATGTGAGACAATTAGCATGAGAGTACAAAAAGTGTCAAACATTTTTTTTACTTTTGTGAAAATTTAAAGAGTGCAGGGGGGTAAAATGGTCGAGAAGCGTGTAGATAAGGAACTATGTGATAGAGTAAAAAAGATTAAAGAAAAACTGAGATTTCGAACAACGCAAGAAATGGCGGATTATTTTAAGGTAAGTAAAAGCTCGATTGACCAAGCATTTATTTATAGGAAAAATCCCCCCAGGAAGCTTATTGATGGGTTAGTTAAAAAGGCAGAAGTAAATTACGAATGGTTAATAAGCGGTGAAGGTGAAATGTTTGATAAATCAGCCGAAGAAGACAGCAATATTAATGTTTTATATGGGAAGGACGTAAAGAAGCTGATTGAAAGCAACCATCAGCTAACTGTAACGAATTCTAAAGTTGTGGAAGAATTACTGAGAATTTTAAAGGAGGAAGAAAAGAAATGATTGAGTTTGTAGCTGGAATTATATCTTTAATTCTTATTATAGTATTTCTTTTAATATACGTGCGATTAAACGGCATTTATAAGATCCTTCGATTTTTTAAAGAGCAGCATGAAATAAAGAAAAAGATGGATATGTATTGGACTTGTCCAAATTGTGAGACAAAGGTTCAAAACACAACTTATGAGTGTATAAATTGCGGATATAGATTAAAATGAAATAGTTTTTTTTATCATGAATCATTATGGAACCATCGATTTGGGATCAGATGTACAATTCAGACGGCGGTACCGGCGGGGCGGTATTATTTTTGTTAATGATAATTATGATATACATTTTGTCGGTAAATAGGAAGCGGGATGATGAGAATAAATGATTAGTTACAATATTTTTCTAAATCAATCTTAATCCACTTTTTATATTTTTCAATAATTGTTAAACCATCCTCAATAAGTTTATAAATTTTCCTGAGATATTCACATTTTAAAAATCCAATAACTTTTAAATTCTTATTATTTTTTAAACATTGAAAACTAACAGGTTTAAGTTTATGTCGGCTGATATCTTTATCGAAATGAACATTATTGTTAATAAAACAATCATCTACCTTTTCAATCATTAATTTACCCAGCATGGAAAAAATTGGCAAAATAGCAGAGTAAAAAAACATTATCACAAAAATACAAAAATAATTTGACAAAAATCTAATAATAAAAAATTCATCGCACAGAGGTAGGAATGAAATGTATGATGAGAAAAATATTAAAGCCGGATTTTGAATGGGATAAAATCCATTCGGATTCGGTTTTTTTTATTTCGCTTAAAATGATTTTGGGAAAAATTGAAAGAGGCAAAATATGAAGAACGAGTTAAAGACGATTCTGCGAAACATGGAACCAAGGCGTAATCTGAAATGGTTTTGGAATGAGTACATCCGGTTTATACGACCAGATCAAGAGATTTGTTATACTTATTTCAGCAATATGATGAATGAATTTTGTGTAATGTGGCCGGAAATCGAAACAAAAATCAAAAAATTTATAAATGAAAACAAATAGATTAATCAGCGGGACAGTCTCTTTGCCAGGAGATTTCCGGACAGCCTTCCCTGCTGGATTACCGCTGAATAATTACAAACCTGGAAGGAGGTGATTATGGCACGACCGGCAAAGAACAATTTAGAATATTTCTCTCATGATAATAAAATGAGAAATGACCGGAAAATAAAGGCACTAAGGGCGAAGTTTGGTTTAACTGGCTATGCTGTTTATTGCATGATGTTGGAATGTTTAAGTGAATCAGATTTGCTTATTATTGAGTGGAATGAAATTGAGATTGAATTAGTTTCCGGAGATTTTACTATAGTTTCCGAAGAATTAATTCAGATAATTGACTATTGTTGTTATTTGGGATTACTAAATCGATCGAATGGCTATCTTTTTTGTAAAAAATTAGATATTAGAGCAGATCAGGTTTTTGGGAAGCGAGTTTACAATTTAGATCAATTACGAACCGAAAAAGGGATTAATGTGACGGAAACCCCTGTTTCCGAAGCGGAAACTCCTGACTTGCAACCGGAAACCCCTATTTCAGAACAGAAAACTCCTGACTTGCAACCGGAAACTCCACAAAACAAAAGAAAAGAAAAGAAAAGTAAAGAAAAAGTTTATAATAAGACGAACATTAATAATAATAACAAATCTACGATAGATAAAATGACTAATAATAATTATATTAATAATAAAGGGCAAGTTGATCACGATAATTCAAAATCAGCTGAACCTGATATCCCCGTTCGTTCGTCTAAAGAAAAAACTGTTTTTCAAATCAAGTGTGAATATCTCAGGAAGAATTTAACAGGGAAACCATTTAAACCAGATTCGGATAAAAAGGTTCGTATAGTAAATGACAAGACTCTCGATCGGATAATTGCCAAATACAGTATCGATGATTTATTGAAATGGTATTTTTATACTGTTCATCAATCAGCGAAGAAAAAGATAAATCACTTTGCTTCATATTATTTTCTGTGCCTGGAACATAATTTTACGATCGATGACAGTCTTTTGCATAAAATAAAAAAACAGATCAAGGGAGTAGCATGATGGAAAAAAAATCTTATCGCTATCGCTGTGCAAGAACCGGCAGATATGTAACGAAAGAGTATGCAGAGAAAAACCCTGATACAACCGTCAGGATCACTGTGAGAAATAAAGGGAAAAGCAAAAACAAATTGGCAGAAAAACCTGGCTTTGATCAATAATCACAAAAACCAAGAGATAATAAATTTTGTGAGGGATTATCAGGAGGATAAGATGCAAATAAGTGAACTATGTAAAAAGGCACACAGATGTGCAAGCGATAAGGGATTTTGGAAAGAAGAAAGGGAGACAGGAACTCTTCTAATGTTAATCGTGTCTGAGCTGGGGGAAGCACTCGAAGCAGACAGAAAAAACAGAAATGCAGCTACAATAACATTTAATGATCTTACGCAAAATCAAGGGATAGATTCTGATATTGCTTTTGAAGAATGCATAAAAGATTCATTTGAAGATGAACTTGCTGATGTGTTTATTCGGCTTGCTGACCTATGCGAAGGCAGAGACATAGACATAGAAACTTTTATTGAACTCAAAATGGAATACAATAAAACTCGTGATTACAAACATGGTAAAAAATACTAATGCCTATAACGCCCCTCTGCCCCGTAAACCGGGGAGAGCGGTGTTATTGAGGTATAAATAATGCCAAAAAAAGCAAAGATAATCGAATTTCCAAAATTCACACAGGTCTTGAATGGGCATGTTTATAAATGTGAATCAATAGAAGCTGGTTTACCAGGGCATTTGAAGATAATCTCGCCATACGCAATATTCATTTGTGAAAAAGCAGTTGGAGTTTTTGACGTGAAAGATATTTCAGGAGCGTTCAAATTAGTCGATGATATAACTAACCAAGCCTACGTAACTTTTGGAATTGAAAGCAAAGAGACGTTGCAAATTATTCAATATGTGAGAACATAAATGAGATATACCTATTTAGGCGATAAGCTTACTGATCAATCATTGAAAGGAATTCAATGTAATCCGATTCGCAGAGCTGATGGGAAATGCATTGTTTCTATGCGGATGGGTTCTGCATTGGTTGAAACTGAAGATGGTCAAAAGATCATCGTAAACCGCAGAAGGTTAAGATTGAATGTCAAATGAATCGATAACAATAGAAAATCTGATTCGTGAATTGAAGCTGAAAAGTTACAATCAGAATGAGTATATTTTTTTCCAGGAATTGATCGATGAAATTTACAAGTTGACAAAAAATAGGAAAATCTATCGAAATGGAATTGTGTTTTTCGGAAAGAAAAGATGTGTGATTAATAATCTTGATCTGGCTCTGCATTGTTCGGGCGGAACTTTCAGCCATGTAGAACAGATCGAGCCGGACGGATCATCACAGACTTTCCGGAAAGATGATTTTAGTTATAGTTCTTTAAAACAGATTTGATAAAAAGCTGAGATAATAAAGCTTTTTGGTATTGGGAAAACCAGCCGAACTTAGCGACATGCTACAAGTATGTCCGGGTTCGGCTTTTTTTGCAAACAGAAAAAAAATGGGAGATATGAAGAAGTTAACGAAAAAGCAGAATATATTCTGTCATGAGTATATAAAAGACTGGAATGGGACCAGGGCAGCCATAGCCGCCGGATATTCCAAAAAGACGGCAGCGCTAATTGCTCATGAAAATATAAGAAAACCAAATATTCAGGCTTTTATTAACAAAATAGAAGAGAATATCGAAAAAGAAGCCGGGCTGAGCAAACTCCTGGTTCTTTTGGAGCATAAAAAAATAGCTTTTTCTTCAATATCTCATTTGCATCAAACCTGGATAGAAAGAACAGAATTTGACAAATTGACAGGCGAGCAGAAAGCCTGTATCCAAGAGATAAGCACTAAAACAATCAAAAAAAACACAGGGACTAACGAGGTGCCGGAAATTTGCGAAATAGAATATGTGAAGATCAAGCTTTATGATAAACAGAAGTCTTTGGACAGCATAACAAAGATGTTGGGTTTTGAAGCGCCACAGAGTGTTGAGATAAAAGGGTTCCAATCATTTGCAGATTTGATGATGGAAGTAATGAAAAATGAGAAAAATAACTGATAATGATCTTAACCTGATCCACGAATACCGGCAAGACTGGAATAAATATGCCTGGGATGTGCTGAATGTGCGTCTTGATAAAAAGCAGCAGGAAGTGCTCTTTACAATACAGGTGAATAAAAGAACGACCATAAGAAGCGGACATAAACGAGGAAAGGATTATACAGCAGCAACGGCGACTTTGTGTTATTTTTATTTGAACCCGCCTTGCAAAGTTATTCTAACCGCACCTTCCGGCAGGCAGGTGGAATCGATCATGATGGCAGAGATCGCCAAAATACATGCCAATGCCAAGATACCTTTGGGCGGCAGGGTGCTGAATGATATGATCAAATTCGATAAAAAGGAATATGCCGACTGGTATCTTCTGGGATTCAAGGCAGATCATTATCATCCAGAAGCCTGGACCGGTTACAACTCGCCGAATAACATGATCGTGATGACAGAAGCAAGCGGGATCGATGATGCTATCTTCGATGCCATCGAAGGAATGGACGCTAAAATGGTGATTGTATTTAACCCGCGCTATACAATTGGCAGAGCTTATGAAACTTCTAAATCCAAATACTGGGAATCGGTGAAATTATCCTCTCTGGATTCTCCGAATGTGGTAGCAAAAGAAGAAATCATTCCCGGGCAGGTGACTTATGACTGGGTGAAAGAGAGAATCGAACGCTGGTGTGAAGAAATCGATAAAAAAGAAATGAACATCGATTATAATGATTTTGAATTTGAAGGCAGATGCTATCGACCGAATGATGATTTCCGCATAAAAGCGTTGGGAGAATTCCCACGAGAAAGCGAAGACATCTTAATCCCAATGACCTGGATAGAAGCAGCAGTAGAACGATGGAAAACATACAAAGGGAAATTTCCGGAAAGCCCAAAAAGGATCGGCACGGACGTTGCCGGCGAAGGCAGGGATAAAACCGTGCATGTGATCAGAGTGCAAGATGTGATTCCTGAGATAAAAAGTTATTTGAAACAGGATCATATGGTTACAGCCGGTCAGATCAAGGTGATGCTGGACAATCCCAAACATGAAAGTTTCATCGATACGATCGGAGAGGGAGCCGGTGTATATTCCCGCTTGAAAGAGCAAAACGTTCCCGGAATACATTCGGCAAAATTTTCTCATTCGGCAAAATATCATCGAGATCTAACCGGAGAGAGAACATTTTACCAGATGAGAGATTATTGCTTCTGGGCAATTCGGGACTGGCTGAATCCTCATTATGATTCCCAAGCGGCAATCCCGCCGATCCCGGAATTGATCGAAGAACTTAATTCCATAAAATATGCGTATCAATCTAATGGAGATATAAAAATAGAAGCCAAGGATGATATCAAAGAGAGGATCGGCAGATCACCGGACTATGCCGATGCACTGGCTTTGACATTCTATCCATCTAAAAGAAGAAAAGACATAAAACCACAAACAAAATCGAGTTTGGGAATATATTAGGAGAGGTGAGAAATGAGAATTCAAGAAATTATGGCTTTAAATGATCCGAAAAAGATCTTTGATAAATTGTGTGTTGATAAAATTGATTCCAGGGATTTATCCAAAAACCTGAATGAATTTGCTGGACAGCACAAAATTCTGGAAAGACCGGATAAGATGATAGGTAAAGATGCAGAGGTATTGGCTGACGGCAAACGCATTCCAAGCACAAAGAAGATAGTTTCACAGGCAAAGCTGGTGTTAAGGATCCAGGATAAAATAGTGAGAATGGCAGCAGCGTTTTTATTTGGGAAGCCGGTGAAGATGATATTGGAGGAAAGTTCTAATGAATTGGATAACAGCTTTGAACTATTGAAGAAAACTTTGCGCGATGTGAAAATAGATTATTTCAACAAACGGCTTGCACGGCAAGTATTCATAGAATCAAAAGCAGCGGAATTGTGGTATCTGGTGCCGAAGATGAAAGCAGATGAGAAAGGCGATCTGCAATTGGAAGGGGCAGAAATAAAGGTGGTGCTGCTCTGCAAAAAGCGTGGAGATGAGATTTATCCGCATTTCGATGAATATGGAGACATGGACGCCTTTATTCGCAGATATTCGGCTTTGGACATTAAAGGCAGAGCCATTGAATACACCGAGATCTATACAGCTGAGAAAATCTATTATTATAAAAAAAGCATTTCCGGAAATTCTTATGAAACTATGGTGAGAAAGAACCTGATCGGAAAAATCCCGGTGGTTTACTATGATCAGGAAGAAACCGAATGGGCGAAAGTGCAGAGATTGATCGAACGTCTGGAACTGGTGATAAGCAAACATGCGGATACAAACGATTATTTTGCATCACCATCGGTAGTGGGAAAAGGTGAAATAGAATCCGCTCCCACGAAAGAAGAAGTTGGGAAATTCTTCCAGATAAAGGCAGAGTATGATGAAGCGGGAAAGCCGGAATATGGCAGTCTGGAATATCTGACCTGGGATCAATCACCGGAATCTTTGAGACTGGAAATTCAGAATCTTTTGAAATTCATTTACAGCTTGACTGAGACTCCTGATCTGAGCTTCAATAATTTGAAAGATATAGGATCGAATCTTTCCGGAATAGCAATTCAAATGATGTTCTTGGATTCGATCTTGAAATCTTATGAAAAGCAGGAGATCTTCGGTGAAGGATTGGACAGACGAGTGAACATTTTAAAAGCAATGCTTTCACAGATAAACGTGAAAGAAAAGGCAGGTCTGGATAAAATGGTTATCAATCATGAGTTTGGCTCGATAATGCCGGAGAACGTGAAAGAGATAATCGAATCACTGGCGGAATCACGCCCGGGAGCAAACCTGATAAGTGAAGAAACAGCCATGAAACATCATCCTTTTGTGAGCAATCATGAAAGTGAGGGCAAGCTTATGGCTGAAGAAAAAAAACAGGATATGGGAGAAAGTTATGAATGAAAAAAAAGCGATCGAAGTTTTGAAAGAATATCTGAAAGCATGGAAAAACAGGGATTATGAGCTGATGTTCCGAAAATCCCAGAAGACTTACAGGGCAGTACATCGGGATAGAAAGGAAGCGGATATCGAAGCCTTTATCGGATCGAAGGAGCTGACATCCTACAAGCTGGGAGATCCGCTGGAACTGGGTGAAGCGATGGTAGAAATTCCTGTGGAGATTTACTACCAGCAGCAGAAAGAGAAATATCACAAAATGATTAAGGTGAGAGTGATCAAAGAGATCGAAGCATACAAACCAAGCGTGAACGGAACCTGGGGTGTGAATCCGATCTCTGCATTCAGAGAAGAAGAACCAAAAAAGGTGAAGGAGAAAAAAGATGAAAGCTAATTTTGTAGTTGCAAAATCATTTATCGAGGAAGGTGATCCCAAACTCGATCAGTTATTTTCGATGATGATCGTGAACGAAAAGACAGAAAACGGAGACGCCGTGAATTATCAGGCAACTTCCAGCATATTTGACGGCAAGGATTCACTCAATTTTGTAATCGGATATAAAGACGGAGCATTCGAAGCCTTCCCAGCAGAAAAAGAGCTGCCGGCAGGCTGGCTATATCTGAACAGGAAAGGCGGAAGGTTCGGAGCAAAAATCCAGAACACAGAGCAGAAAACAAAAGAACCTGAAAAGCTATCCGGCTATGAAGATTTGAAATATCATGAGCTTCTGGCACAGGCAAAAGAGAAGGGATTTGATCCGAAAGAACATGCAGATAAAAAGAAAAACACTTTGATAAACTTCCTGGAAAAAGAACCGGAAGAAGAGCCTGAAATCGACATCAATGAGATTAATTTCTTTGAAGTGCAGGTGGATAACAAAGTGAAAAACGCAACCGGATATTTGAACATCGGGGCTGTGATAGGTGATAATAAAGAATTTGAACATTCATTTACCGAGATGCTGGAAAACGGCTGGATAAAACCAGTTGAATAATGGATATATTTGAGCAGCGATTACGGAATTTGATCGGGCAATATGAACGATTGGTCGAGAAGATATTGCTGCAGGCAGATAAGGAAATAGCCGGAAGGATCACAAAACATAAAGCTAAATACCCGGGCAGTTATTCGGAAGGTTTGTTTTACAGCAGGAACAGGCAGCTTGAGAGGGAAATCGATGAGATACTTGGAGCTGTGCAACAAAAAATTGAAACAGGTATAACCAAATGCAGTGAGAGCAGTTGGAAATTGGCAAATGAAAAAAGTGATGCGATTGTGAATGATTTTACCGAAGGATATGCGCTAAGTGGAACTTTGAAGGCGAGTTTTCATCAATTGAACCTGGAAGCAATGACATCTTTTTTGCAGCGAGCAGTGCAGGGAATGAACCTGAGTGAGAGGATATGGAGATTGACCAAGATAAAGAAATATATGCTGGAAAAATATCTGGCTTCCGGGCTTTCCGTGGGTAAAAGCGCAGCAGCTATCAGCCGGGACATAAGAAGATTCGAGATAAATCCGAATATGCTGTTTCGGCGGGTGAGAAATGCAGATGGTGATCTGAAATTATCCAAATCTGCATTGGCTTATAATCCGGGGCAGGGAGTTTATAGATCTTCTTATAAAAATGCAATGAGATTGACGCGAACTGAGATAAACATGGCTTTCCGGACCGCTGAATTTCACCGGAGAAAACAACTGCCATTTGTGACCGGCATTCGGGTGGAGCTGAGTGCTTCTCATCCCAGACATGATATTTGCGATGCGATGGAAGGAGAATATCCGCCGGATTTTTTATTTATCGGCTGGCATCCGCAATGTTTGTGTTTTACAACCGCTATAATGCTACCGAAAGATGAATTTGTGAAATACCTGGATAGCGGGAATGTGCCGGCTGAAAGATACGTAAGTTCAATTCCGGAGAAAGCAAAGAATTACATCGAAGATAATAAAGGCAGGTTCTTGAAAATGAAGAATCTGCCGTATTTCTTGAGGGAAAATAGGAAGTTTATTGAGGTGTAGGAAGGATTATATGAGAATTCTTAGAAGTTTTTCTTCAGGGAATGTGTGTTTTAAGGTTATTCTGATCATATCCGAAAGTTCATTTTTTTGTAAAGAATCCATTCTAATATTATTTCCAACATCAATTTTGCCATACATTTCATGAAGATTATCGCTTTGAACTAATTCAAACCTTCTTTCTTGGATTTTGTCATCGTTTGATTTTGTTTCAATTTTACAGAAAATTAATAAATACATCTTTCCTCCTATTTTATTAAAATCATTTTTCTGCTTGCTAACACGTTTTTACCTGAATGTAATCGATAAATATACACACCGCTGGAAACGGAGTTATTATTTTGATCTGAGCCATCCCAAGTAATTGAGACAGCGGTATTGGGAGACTTTGGAACAGAAAGAATTTTTACTTTTTGCCCCTTGACCGTTATTGTATTCATCCTCTGCATTGAAATACTAGCCGGTGTAAATGCAGATAACGCTATCCGGGCTATCGGGAGCTTGATCAGTTACTTTGAGAATATCCCAGACATCGGTATATGAGCTGGTGTAAGGGAAGGTGTTATGATCTTTAATTATCTGATTTAAAGCATATTTAAGACTGTCATCAGTTAAGCCATTAGCGCTGTCATAATATCCGGGCGGGATCTGGGCGTGTAAAAGAGAAGAAAGAATAAAGAAAATGAGGAAAATTGATTTCATAACTCTCCTTCAGATAAAAAACTTATCAATTAAAATTTTACACTTCAGTATATTTCAAGGCTCATCGGACTAAATAAAGCCTGTTTTTATATCGAAAATCTAATTATAATTGTCAATAAAAATCTAATAATAATGAATAAAATAACAAGTTAAGTAAATTTTATTTGACAGAAAAAGCGGTAGTGACATTAAATTGAACCAGATTTAAAAGAGTTCTTTAGAAAGCTGAAAATGTGGCTGATATAATAAGCAGCCGCGATTGTATTTAGTAGCGGAAAAACCGAGCTGAATATGTTAGAATGGATGTTCTAACCTATTCGGCTCTTTTTTTTTGTTCATTTCGCAGAGAAATTAACTGGATAGTTAAAAAAATTAACAAAGTGAGGATCCAATGAAAACACTCAAAGAAAGGTTGGATGACCTTTTTAGGAGATTGAAAGAGGCAAAAACCCTGGAAGAAGCGCAGAAGATCTACCAGGAAATCGAAGATATTGGTGCGGATGCTGAGAAAGTCGCTTCTGCTTTGGAGAAAGCGAACAAAGAAGCGAAGGAACATCGGGAAGCAAAGGATAAACTGGAAAAAGACATCAATGACCTGAAAGCCAAGATCGAGAAGAAGACGAAAGCAGGTGATGACGATGATGCGGATGATGATGCGGATGAGGAAAAAGGAAAATCCAAAACCGGAGCTGATTCTGAATTATTGAAAACACTGGAGAAATTGAACGCTCGATTGGATAAGATTGAAAAAGACAAGGATTTGAAAGCTATATCTCAAGAAGTAAGCGGAAAAGTGGAGAAAGCATTGGAAGATGCCAAGCTGCCGAAGAAACTTGCTAAAGTGTTCAAATTCAACGATCTGGAAAAGGTAGATGATGAAATTTCCGAGTTTGTTCAAACATTGAAAAACGAAGAGCTGAAAGATGTGATCGTTCCCAGGAAATCGGATGATAATGGGGATGGCAACACAGAAACTATCAAAGATTATGCCAAGAGCAAATCTTCTGAGAGCAGTTCTTCGGGAATAACCGGAAAAACTTTAGAGATTTAATGGAGTAATCATGAATTTACAAATAAGAAAATCCCAAGAGACGCCATATCATCCAATTTTCTTGAAGATATTGGAAGATATTCCGGGTGGAGTGACCTTTTGTGTGGCAGATTTGAAAACCGGCACGGAAGAGATCAAAGCCGGGGCGCTTCTGGGAGAGGACGGTTCTACCGCCGGATTATTTCATCTGGTAAAAGTGGCTGAGCTACATGCAGATGCAGCAAATGACGCAACAGAATATCAGGTGAAAAAAGGACATCAGTTCAAAGTAGGCGATATCATCGCAACGAAAGATGTAGCAAGCTGCAAAGCATACGCAATCAGCGAGATCGACACTTCCAATGAGGATTATGATGTTTTGACAGTGGGAACGAGCCTGGGAGTAGCGATGACAGCCGCTGACGGAGTCTATCTGATTCAGGCAGCAGCTCAGGACACTTCGGGGGGAGCATTTTCCGTGAAATATCCGGCAGAAGCAATTCTGAATGCCAACCTCGATATATCGGGAGATAATCCCAATGTGATTGCAGCGGCCGTGGTGAGAGGAACCGTGAAAGAATCGCTTCTTCCCTATCCTGTATCTGATGCACAGAAAACCGCATTAACCGATCGGATAAGATTCGCATAAAGGAGGCAACATGGAACGATCAATAATCAAAGAAATCAATGAGAAGAATCTGCAGGTGTATCTGCAAACGATGGATTATGGGAAAGAACTCTTTTTCCCGAATTTCTTTCCATTCAAGGACACCTACAAACTGGATTACAAAACGCTGATCGGTTCGGAAGGACGACCAGTAGCAGCTGACGTTGTAGCTTATGCTGCCTCCTCACCGGAAAAAACCCGTCAAGTAGTCGGTAAGCTGGAAGGCTCAATTCCGGCAATCCGCATTAAACGTAAGATGGATGAGAACGCCTTGAATGATTATAACATCTTGAAGCAGCTGGCAAACACAGAGCAGAAGCAAATACTGGATCTCGTATTCAATGATGTGGATTTCTGTGTGGATGGTGTGCTGGCACGGCTGGAATGGCTATGCTTGCAGGCACTGAGCCAAGGTTACATCACATTAAGCAAAACCAACAATGCCGGGATCATCACTGAGAACAATATCGATTTTCAGATGAAGGCAGCTAATAAGCGTGTGATCAAATCTTCATCCTCTAACCGGAAATGGAATGATGCAACTGCGGGCAATCCCAAACCAATTACCGACATCGAAGACATTGTTGACGTGGCCAGAACAAACGGACAGAGGCTTCGTTATCTGCTGATGGATCTGACGAAATGGCAGCAGATGCGCAAAACAACGGAAGTGATCCAACTGATCGGCGGAACAACTACGCACATCGTGAAACCCACCTTGAAAAGCGTGAATGAGTACCTGATTTCTCAGGGACTGCCGAAGATCATCGTGATAGATTCCAACGTGGCGATCGAAAATGAAAATCATGAGATTTCCAACGTGAACTGCTGGACGACCAAATATGTGACATTCGTTTCCGATCTGAAGCAGGGCAATGTGCTGAGCGGACCGGTAGCAGAAGATACGAATACACCTAAGCAGTGCATCAAGGCGAAAAAAGACAGAATCATCGTATTGAAACATTCTGAAACCGATCCTGTGGTTGAGATCACCAGAGGACTTTTGAACGCCTTCCCGACATGGCCAACAATCGACGGCTGCTACAGGCTGGATACTGAAAACAATGCCGCCGATGGTCTGGACGATTAATCCGCTTGGAAGATGAACAATGACTGTTTTAGAAGCTCTTCAAAGCCTTGCTGAGTATGATAATGAAAATCTGCTCAGCAAGGTTCTTGCTGATAACAGACTGAGCGGAACCGATACTTATGATCCTGATGATCATCAAGTAAAAATCGATCTTGCCTGTGCTGATCTATATGAACATCTGGCAACGCATCCGGAAATGCAGGAAGGAAAGTTCAAGCTGAAATACAACGCCGGGATTCTGCTATCTATGGCAAAAAAGCTGAGAAGAAAGCACGGCATCGAGCCTGCACTGATAAGCGGAGAATCGAAATGGTGAAACGCTATCCTCATGCTATCAAAATCGCTTATAACAATGGCAGTTTTGTAGATGGAGTATGGGTTCCGGGAGAGGATACAGAAATAGAAACCGACTGCAGAATAGAACCCCTGGAAGCGAAGAACGATTATAAAGCCGGAGCAGCCGGAGATATAATAACAGCAGAATGGGAGATATTCTGTCCTTTATTTGAAGGGGCAAATAACGTTCCTGATAAAGCGAAAGTGTTATCTAACAGTTTGAGTAATCCGGCAGCATTTCGGGCAAAAGACCGTGTGATTTTACGTTTTTCAGTCTATCAGAAGCATATCTCGATAAAGGTGTGATGATGAAAGGGATGCTGAAGCCGGTATTTACCAATGCAAGTATCTTTACGGCAATCGATGATTTTGAGCGAAACAAACATGAACAGATCCTGCATAGTCTGGCTTATGTGGGTGAAGGCTTTGTAAATGATTCAAGAATGGTTCAATCCTATAAAGATCAGACAGGTAATTTGAGATCTTCGATTGGCTATGCAATTGGCTTGAATGGTAAAATCAAAAAGATCGATCTGGAAGGTAAAAGTGAAGGTAAGAAAAGAGCGAAAGAAGTAGCTGAGGAGATCTGCAGAGAAAACAACGAGGGATATGTGTTGATCGGATTTGCCGGGATGGAATATGCCGCAGCGGTTGAAGCGAAAGGATATGATGTGATAACCGGAAGTGTGCCGGCAGCTGAGACAATGCTGAGGATATTGAAGCAGGAATTGGGTGTGAGCTGATGAGAACGACCTTTGACGTAGCTGATATGATCTACAATATTTTGAATGCAGCTGCTGTGAATAATGCCATAGACGGCATGATATACAAAGGGAAAAAACCTGTGAATTCCGAAAAGCAGGACATTGTGATCAACACATTGCCGATAAGCAATGATGATACACAACGGATTACTGTGATAATCAACTGCTACAGCAAGAACTTTGAGGCAACCGGCACACAGGATATTGCAACGATGAAGATCATCGCCGAGGCTGTGATAACAGAGTTGGAAAGCTATTCTAAAACAGAAGGAACTTACTTTCAATATGATGTGATCAATCAAATTGTGATGAACGATAATGATCAGAAGAATATGAGCTATGTATCGATCCGGCTGAACTGCTGGATTGAGAACAATTAGGAGTTAACAATGGCAAAATTCAGAGTTTTAGGCTTAGAAAAAATAGAGATCGGCAATTGCGGAGCCGATGGAGCAATGGGCAGTTCTTTGACCGAAATCAAGAAAATAGTTCCCGAATCAGTGATATTCGATACAGAAAAACCGGAGGTAATCGAACTTTTCGTGGAGGGAGTGGACGCTCCTGACATTCAAAAGATCTCGAAATCCGGTTTGAAAGCAGTTTCGCTGAAGACACGCGATCTAGCGACAGGTAACCTGGAGCTATTCGACGGCGGAACGACAGAGACCGGCAAATACAGCGCTCCGGTTCAAACTATCGAAAAATACCAGAGTGTGAAAGTGACCGGGAAATATGTGAGCGGTAAGCGGGGAGTACTGTCGATTCCCAGAGCATTGGTAATCGCTAAAATCACGATGCCGTTCCATAAGGGTGAATCCGGCATGATCGAAGCAGAAATGCGGGTAGCAACGCCGGAAAATGCAACCGGAACCGCTTTGTCTCCCTGGCAATTTGAATATGAAGATGAACCGGCATAAATGAACTTCCCTTCTCTTTTTTTTATTGAGAAGGGAAGCATTTTAAGGAGGATATTTTGTATTCTGTGAAAAGTACGATATTGCAGGAAGGGATCGATTTTACCATTTCGGTAATTAATAAAACCTTCTGGCATAAAATAAAGCTGAAAAAGCCTTTCAGGAAGTTTGTGATGTATCCGATCTGCCTGGGAACGCTACTGAAGATATCTGAATTGATAATGCAGATGGATGCAGTGACGGCGGAAAACCATGAAAAAGATAATTTCATGGATTTTGCGGTTGGAAAGATCAAAAATAATGCTGAGAAATTTGCTGAGATCATCGCTTTGGCGATAATAAACAAGCCATTTTCCGATAATCGGATAATTCGATATATTGAGAAGATCGGCTTCAGGAGACTGGTCAAGTTCATCAATAGCAATGTGAATGATAAAGAGGCTCTTGATCTGATAAACCTGGTAGTGAAACAGATGGATATACAGCATTTTTTAGCATGTATGGTCTCGATCAAGGGGATGGATCTACAGATCGAGGCCGCAGCCCAAACTTCTGGGGATTAATAGGCAACATATCGCACTATTTCGGATTTGAGATCCAAGATATTCTCTGGAAACATTCCTGGAGAAATATAAAAATGTACAGTTTGAGTATTCCTGAATATAAAAAGAATGATGCGGATGCAGTAGATGGCGTGATCGATTTTTCCCAACCCGGCTCATTTGAAAGATCACTGGGGAGCTGATTGTGCCATTAGACGTTTCCGGCAGCAAATCCCTTTATTGGAAAACAGGCATAGATACGACCGGACTGAAGACCGGCTCCATGAAAGCCAAGGGCATTCTGGCAAGTTTATCCCAGAATGTGACGAAAATGGATGTATTTGCCGGACTGGGATTATCTGCAACACTCGCTTTTGCAAAAGTAGGCAAAGAGGCTTATAACTTTTCAAAGAAATATGAAACAGCAATGAAGGAAGTGCAGACGATTTCCGATGCTGTGAAAGCGAACTACAAAGGTGTATCTGACGAGATAATCAACTTAAGCACAAAAGTACCGGATGCAGCCGATAAACTGGCAAAAGCATATTATCAGATCGTGAGCGCCGGTTATGACGGTGCGGAAGCGATGAAAATGCTGGAACAAAGTGCAAAACTTGCCACCGCCGGAGTTACCGATACATTTGTGTCTGCAGATGCAATCACATCGATAATGAATGCCTATGGCGCTGCTGCCGGCAATGCAGAGAATATATCGGATAAGCTCTTTAAAACAGTTGAGCTTGGCAAAACGAAAATGGAAGAGCTGGGACCGACAATCGGAACGGTGACCGGGCTTTCCGCTCAGGCGGGACTGGCTTTTGATGAACTGATGGCGATAATTGCCAAAGGTGTGAAAACAATGCCGACCGACATCATGATGACCGGCATAAAAGGGATGCTGAACTCGATCATCAAGGGACCAACAAAAGAAGCGGCTGAACTGATTGAAAACCTGGGACTTGAATTTGATATTGCCTCAATGAGATCTAAAGGATTTAATCAATTTATGACCGACCTGATGGAAAAGACAGGCGGCAATATTGAAACTCTGCAAAAACTTTTTCCGAATGTTCGTGGACTGGCCGGACTTTTGGCTGTTGCAACCGAAGCAGGCGGAGAATTCAAAGACATCTTAGATGAAATTCAAAACAGCACCGGAGCAACAGAAGAAGCTTTTCGAATCATGATGGAATCTACCGATAATCAAATTGCAATTTTGAGAAACAACATTACAGCAAAACTGAAACCTTTGGGCGATGCAATATTGGGACAGGTGAACGAGATTGCGGGAGCGTTGAATAGGGGATTTGCCAATGCAGTGAAAGAGGCAACGAAAGCTTCTGCCCTGGAAAGAATGGAATTTGAGAAAAATGTAGTAACATTACAAACCCTGCTGGATAAGACCGATAAAACCAAAGTAGAAAAAGAGTATCTGGCAAAAGCAATTAAAACGCTTCAAGATCAATATCCCGATTATCTGGGAAATATCGATGCGGAAACAACGAAATATGAAGATCTGAAAACAGCAATCGAAGAAGCAAGGCAATCTCTTCATGATAAGATCGTTCTGCAAATGAGTGAAGCTGAAATTAGCGTATTAACTCAAAAGAAGATAGAATTGGAATTAAGAGAGAGAGAATTAATAGAAAAGAAAAATGAGGCTTTAGCAAACAGTAAAATAATAATCGAAGATCTAAAGGTTGATCTTGAAGCTGCCAGAAGTCGATGGGAAGAAATGATCGGCGGAGGCGTCAAATGGTCTGAATTAACTGAAGAACAAAAAAGAAGAACAGGGTTGTTATTAGAAGATCAAGTTGAACTTCTTGCAGCACAGAAAAAAATCGAGGTTGCTTCACAAAAAGTTACAGAAAATCAAGAAGAACAAAATGAACTCCAGGAAGAAATCAATCAAGTAAGTGAAAAATATAACAATATTTTAAAAGGAATAACTGAAAATTTAGATGGTCATAATAACGAGCTTGATGAGACAAAAGAGAAAGTTGCAGGAATAGCAGAAATCGGAGAAGCGTTTAAGAATGCTATATCTGAGATCGATTTTAAACTTCCTGAACTGGGAAATTTTGAACTGCCTGAATATGATTTTTCGAGTGCAACAAAATCCTTATCTGAATTGATGACAATATTCGGCAATCACACAAAACAACTGGAAGATCTGAGACAGGCTGGAATAGACACAACAGATCTGCTGGATAAAGAATGGAAAGTTTTCACGGATAATATAAAACAATACTATGGAGAAGAATCGGCTACCTATCTGGCTGCATTGAATTTGAAAAAAGATGCAGATCGCGAATATCTGGAATGGAGACGAGCCAAATGGGAAGATGAGAATAGGTTCTGGAATAACATTCTGGATACAAGTTTGAATTCATATAAGGCGTTCGCTAACTCTTTGATCGACATGGATATGACCGGCAAAGAGCGCAAGGAAATGATCTGGGAGCAGACGAAATCTTCGTTTGTATCGATGCTGGTGAATATGACAGCGGAAGCAGTGAAGCAAATGATAGTTCAGAAGGCAATATCGGCAAGCTCTCAGGCAGCTTCTGTGGCTACTGCAACAGCGACCGGGCTATCGATAGCTTCGGCATATTCCGGGGCTGCAGCACTGGCATCTCTGGCAAGTTTTGGAGCAAATGCAGTGCCGGCAAGTGCGGGAATGATCGAGACGGTAGCTCTGGGCAAAATGCTGGCAAAAATGCAATTCAATAAAGGCGGAGAGGTCGACTGGAAAGAGATCACTCAGCTTTCCCAGGGCGGAGAACTGCAGAGTGGATCTGACATGAACATGGATTCGGTTTTAACTATACTCACCAAAAAAGAAATCGTGAATAATCGAGAAAGTTCTCAACACAAAAATCCCGGTTCCTGGGAAGATAACAGAGACTTCCTATTGAACCTGAATAAGAATAAGTATCATTTAGTTGAAAATTATATCCCAAAATCTGAAATCTGGGAAAACATAAAGAATCTGGCAAAAATGAATTCCGGCGGAGAAGTGTGGGACAGCATCAAAATTCCTGATATTAAGGTTCCGTATGCCGGCTTGCCGAACTATGAACGCCTATTCCCAAAAACAATGAATGTGACTTCCGGGCAATTGGATAGAAAATTAACCGATCTCATTAAAGCTGTTAAGGCTCAGACGATCAATCAGATGAGTAGGGATGTGAGCCCACAGATCGTGATAAAATCCGATTTGGATATGGAAAGTTTTGTAATCGAGATGGATAAAACCAAAAATCGAATGAAGCACAGAGGATATATCGGTGAATAACAGCAAAATATTCTATTATCGAGATCATAATAACGGTGGTCTATTTGACGGGAATACAGCAGTTGATACTCAAAGGGCTTTTGGTTTATATTCAGCGGATCTGGGTGTTCGCGTAAGATTCAGAGCAAACGAGCTGGAATCAGGTTCAGGAACAATCTGGGGAGTAGGTAGAGAAGCTGAAAATGATAAATTTCAATTAAAGGTGGTAAAATGTTCAGAAGAATATTATTTAAGAGTAAATTACTTAGATAAATCCTACAATTTTTATGAATATAAAATTAATTGTGAAACTATTTATGAAGTAAAAGTAAAAATAAGTGGTAATGGTTCTGGTAATGGTGAAATTAGATTGGAAATATTTGATCGATACCACACTGCATTATATTCAGAAAACAAAACTAATAACTCAGATAAAGACAATTACAGTATAACTGAAAACAATGTATATATAGGTGCAACCAATGATTCAGGCAACCCGACCGAAGGATTTTGCGGATTTATATTTGATTGGGATACTGTATATGCTGACACATCTGATTTTTCTCATTTCATATTTTATAAAAATTTTAACGGAGTAGAAGATAATGAAGTAGCTGAAAGCTCTGGATCATATACCGGAGAAATCATTCCTTCTGTACCAGATAATTTCTGGCCGGAGAAAACAGAGATAACAACTTATCTTAAAGAAAAATCCAGACTAAATATAAACTGGAAGACCGATAGATACAAAGCACCTGTAAGATATGAAATGAAACTAAATATAAAAAGTGAGAGCTTAGATATTAAAGAAAATGATACAATAACAATTCAAATAGGAGAAGATGTAACTAATAATGAAATATCTGCAATTTTCAATATTAAGGAGCTAAAGTATGGAGATTATTATGAGATTACAATAATTTGTGAAGATATTTTACAATCAACAGAAAAGATATTAGCAAAGCATATCGCTTATTATTACAAAACATATTGGACTTATGAGGATCCTAAATGGTGGTCCCTTTATTATCCTACTTCGGGAATAAGTGGAGATTATTATTATGATGCCAGTAATGAAAGCAATCGTTGGTTCAATATAGAGTATGTTTTAAAAACTATATTGTATATGCTACAATATGATAATCTAATATCCTTTGATACGGCAACTTTAAAAGCATCTTCTTCTGATCTTTATGAAGAATATGGCGGTTCATCTACTTATATTACTTATCGATATTTAATTTTTCATCAGGGTATGTTTAAATATCTTGGAATTAATGACAGTTCTAAAAATTCATTGCAGGATATGAATGAGATTTTGCTTACCATGTTTCGGACTTTGAGAATAACTTATTACTTTTATAATGGTAAGATAACATTTCGCAAGATAGGCTACTCTCATGTAACTCATCCGGTAAATTATGGGAGAAAACACTGGAAGGAACGGAATTATAAATTTACTCAGATAGACACTTCCATCATAGAAAACGGCGTGACCGGCAGACCTGATCTAACTGCTTATTATAGTTCATTTGTTTCTGATGATTTTAACGATCAAACAGGCAGTGTAGTAAATTCAAACTATAAGCTGCCGGAAAAGAAATTGCTAAACAATTTAAATTTACCAATAAATTTTTGGATATTCTGGAGAGAATCATCATCCAATATGCTTCACACTTTCGGTTCAGCAGGAACGAGGTGGTTGGAACAGGCTGCTAAATCGATTGATACAGGCATTCGTGGGCTAAAAAAAATAGAAGAAATCGAAGTAATGCTAACAAAAGACAACTCCCGGCATTACATTTCGAAAACAGATAATCTGATTGAAAACAGGTCAATAATTACGCAGGAGTTTGAATGATCTTTGGTAAAGGCTGGCCGGTAGTAAGAATAATTCCCACAGGTTATGAAGTACCTTTGGAGATAGAAATCCGTCATGCGGGAGTTCTTCCTACATTCAAAGATAAACATCAGCTGGAGAATATGTCTCCGATCAATGGAATGAGAACCTGGATCGATCTCTGGGATCATGCTGAATTCAAAGTTCGGGTTTATCTGTTTGAACATTCCAAACCGGTGAGATATTTTAATCTACTGGCGAGTATCGAGAATAAAATGGTCTGGTTCAAGCCACATAAATACAAGCTGGACGGATTGACGGCGGCACCCTGGATAAAGGATGCAAATTTTAACAATGTGCCATTTAAATGCACAGAATTCCGACCATATTATTTGAATGATTTCAATAAATTCGATATTTTGGAAATGACCTTTAAATCGAGCCGACCGGTAACGATAGCAGCTTATGATGTGCCGGAGAGCATTGTGACGATAATAATAAATAACCAGATTTGCGCATAAACAGGAGAGGAAGATGAATTACATTTTATATATAGCAGGCAGCGGAGTGAGAGCTTTGAAATTGAAAGCAGTTGAAGGAGCTATGACCAATGCCAACAGCGGATTAACAGCAGGAGAAGAATACATAGCAACCTGCAACGAAGGGGCAACTTCGATAAACTTTGAGCCGGAAGCGGGAAATGTGCCGGCAAGCGGAGTTCCAACCGGAAATTATCAGGTTTATAAAAGCGAAACTATTGAAGATCCGGTTTGGGATTTGATCGAAGGAATGGGATTGATCTCGATAGCTAATAATGATCTGGGAACGATATTGGACGGCAAAGCTGCTGCGGATCATAATCATAACTCTGTATATGCGACAATCGGACATAATCATAACAGTGTATATGCGACCATAACATCAGTCACAGCATTATCGGATGATGTAACGGCATTGGAAAACAGTTTATTGGCATTGATCACAGACATATCTTCCGGATATTCATTAACTGCGGGAGCATTTCAAAGCAGCAGCAAGGTAAAGGTATATGCCCAGCGTCCGAATGTAACGATCGGCGGCGAAGAGATACCTCTTCTGGGATTATTTAATTTTCAGTGGGTACTGAATAATATAGCGGATTGGACGGCGAACTGGGAAGGCATCAGCCAGACGCTATATCAGGGAGAGATTTCATCTTACAGCAATGAGGTATGGATAACGAAACCACCGGAGGGCGACAGCATTTATAATAAACCTGTTTATCTTCATTTCAGGGTAAAGCTGAGCAATGCTGTGAGTCAGACCGGCTGGACTGAATTTTTGAATTTTGGAGAGATCAACGAACCGCATGATGTGACAGTGGAAAATCTGGCAGCGGCAATGCTGGAGAATACGGATCTGATGGAAGATTTGGCGAATAGAGTAGCATATCGTCTATGAGCCAAAAAATAAAGGAATAAGGAGATAATGATGGATGTTAAAAAAATCGTGAAGTCAATAATGAAGGAAATGCAGGAGCAGCAGGAAATGGATATGGCCATCGTTCGAAAACACCAGGATAAAGTGCTTCGTTCGGAAGGGGCTGTGCTGGCATTGAGCTATTTTATGCAGAAAGTGGACGAAGCAGAAAAGGCAGAGAAAAAGAATGATAATCCTAAAAAAACCGGCAACAAAGCTAAGCGAAGTTAAACCTGCTGTCAGACCTGTTCAGATCATCCGGCGAAGCAGGAATCGTTCCTGGGTTCTGCTTGATTCTCATCACAGCAGCGAGAAAGCAATTGATGAGGGGATTGCAAATATTGCGATAGCCGAAGGGGAGGCGTTTCCGGAAAATCCGAAGCCGAATCAATTGTTTGTATATCAAGGAGATAATAAGAGAAAAGGGCTTTATAAATATGAGCCAGACGAATAAAACAGGAGGTACAAAATGAGTGCATGGAAACAGTTGATCGATACGATCCAGATAGGTGATTTACCGGGTGATATTCCCAAAACGAAAATTTCATCAACCGGACAGTGGCCGACCGGAGACATTCCAGACCTGAACGCCAGCAAAATTACAGCTGGAGAATTTCCCAGTGCCAGAATAGAAGATGGAGCTATACTGGAAGCTAAAATCGGTGCCGGCGCTGTGACGGAAGCTAAGATCGGAGCCGGAGCGGTGACTGTGAACAAAATCGGTGCTCTGGCGGTAACTGCTGCTAAGATCGCAGCTGGTGCTGTGGAAGAAAATAAAATAGATACTGGTGCTGTAACAGAAAACAAACTCGGCGCTCTGGCGGTGACTGCTGCCAAGATCGCAGCTGGCGCAGTGACGGAAGATAAGATCGGTGCTCTGGCAGTAACGAATGGCAAAATAGGAGCCGGCGCAGTGAATGTGGCCAAGATGGATATCGATGCTGATCTGGATATGGGATTGAATCAAGTGGAAAATTTCGTTATTGAATTGGTTTCCTCGCTTCCAACGGTAACCCAGGAAGCAGCGAGTGACGGCAGGATAGTGATGCTGACCACCCAAGATGGTGATAATAAGCCAGGTTTGTATCGTTACGAATATTCGGCGTAAGGAGGTATAGATGGTGACAATTCGGATAGGACAAAAACCCTCGAAAGCTATGAATGTACTCGATGAAATATTGGATTATGACGACATATATTCCAACTCTAACGCAAAATTCAGAATGAAGAAACCTACCCTTGCACATGAATACAAAGGACATTACAAATTCCTAACAGCCGATAAAAGTCCCAAGACAGTAGTTGTAATGCAATCCGCCACAAAGGATAACAAGAAACTGAAATATTCTCTGGATATCACAGAAGACGGCAAAAAAGCAGACGTGAAAGTTTTGGAAAAGCTTTTGGAAAAGCTAAAAAAAGAAGATGAGTAACTGGAAACAGATATTGGACGGCGGAATCATTCCGCTGCCCAATGATGCTTATAAAAGCAATTTCCTGCGGTTAAATTCAGACGGCACAGATTATGAATTCGGACCTGTGGAAGACGTTCGAGATGAAATTTTCAACAAAACAGCGATTGGCACTCCAACTTCTGCTGCGCAGGCGTTGGTCATAGATCTGGCAGATCATGGTGTTATTTCTGATGCCCCGACCGCACGAGAAGCATTCTATGTAGAAGTGCTCATCACAATATATGCAGATCATTATGATTCTAAAACGATTCATTATTTACTTCATGCCCACAGAAAAGTAGTATTTAATGTTGTGTTCAATGACAGTTACGTTCCAAAACTATATCCGGCAGCACCCTCTGCAAACGATTTTGTGATTGATCACGGGGGGCTATATTACAACTTGAACGATACGGATTTTGGCGAAATTCCGTTAGGAGAACTGCCGGTAACGGTGGGAGAGGACAGCGGTGATCTGTTCGTGCGAGTAAGCAACGCATTAGGCACGCTCACATCTGGTATGGATGATGAAATCCCTGTAGAACTATATTTCACGTATGAAGTGAAAATAACAAAAAATGATTTTGACACAACTTATTCGCCATAGACAGGCTGAGGTTAAGGTTAAGTAGGAGAGACATATGGCTACAAGATTAAATAAAAATTTCACGCATTTCAAAAATACAGGGGTGGATATAGAATTTGTATTCAGCGATATTGCAGATCTTTCTGAAGCCAACGAAATTGAATGGGCTTTTGGCGTGGATGAAGATTCTGAGCCGCTTATAACAAAGTCCACAGCGGATGGGATAACTATAAATGAAGTTGATACTGAAAAATGCACAGTGAGATTAGATCCTGGTGATACTGAGACGCTGACGGCAGGATCCTACTATCATCAGTTAAGATGGCAGGATGATGACATGGTCTGGCACGTTAGCGCTGCCGGCACGATGACACTGCTGAATACGATATTCGACATCGAGGGGGCGTGATGTCGCTGGGTGCATACAGTAAAACTAAAATTACGCTCGGAGCTGCTGGCGGCAACTATGCATTAGCAAAGATATACGGCATCCGAATAACAGTATCAGATGGCACGGTCACAAGAGTAGAAGACGCAGTCGGGCTGACGTTTAATGCTCATGCTGGATCGTATAATTCTGAATTGGTGAATGACTTTAACACATGTTATCCCTGGAGTGCTATCCGGCAGGTGAAAACAGATAGCAACGGTAAAATATTAGCATATTTGGGCGATAATATTTATAGCGAAATAGAAGGCGAATATTATACAAGGATCCCGCAGTTTTATTTTAGAGATTATGAGATTACGGAAGAAGAGGTTGATTATCGATATGTAATGATCTCAGATCGTCCATTGCCGAATTATCAACCGGCTTTTCTTGATTCTTCCGGAAATAAAAAGCCATATGGTCTTTACGGTAGGACTCCAACGCATTGGGATGGCTCAGAGATGGTAACTAAACCATCTTCTGTTACAAATAACAGACCGCTAAAAGTCAGTTATGCCTATGATGACTTCCTGACTGCTTTTGAAGCTAAAGGCGATGGCAATTGGACTGGATATGACCTGATTGCCAGACATGCATTGTGGGCTCTTTCTGTGGTAGAAGCTGGTAGTTTAGATCATAAAACAAGCTGTGGTACTGGAATAAATTCTGGAATGCCATATGGAAGTGGCAGCGAATATCAGGCTGTATCTGCAACGTCAGATGCAAACACAGTAACGCTTTCAGACTCTCCGTATTATGCAGAAGGAATGCTGGTACAGGTAGGTAGTTCGTATTCCAACAACAGCGTTGCAGCTGATCGATATATTACAGATGTGACAGACAATTTGGATGGCACACAGACCCTTACACTGTCCGGCGATCCATTTAGCGTGAGTATTGGCGATTATTGTGTTACTTGGGGACAGCCAGTCCCCGAAGAACAGATTGACGCCCTAAATGGCGAAAGTGGGTATATTACACAGTTTGGCAGTCAGAACAGATCACACGTTTCTTATCGGGGAATCTGGGATTTGTGGGGGAATATTTGGCAATGGAATTACGGATTTATTCGATATGACGGTGTCTATTATATCTCCACCCAACCTTCCTATTATAATATAGGAGGAACTTTCGATCCCAGAGCGGAAACAGGCTGGACAGAAATATCTGGCACTGGATATTTGGATAACGGCTACCAAAAAACCAGAAAACCACTAACAACCAATTTTGGTATAGTTGATTATCTTACTGAAACTGGCGGTGGAGCTGGCAGCAGCACGTTCTACGCTGCCTATCTCTACAATTATAATTCGAGCTACACTGGAGTCCGTGTTCTGCTCGTGGGCGGTCGCTGGGGCCTTGGGTCTAACGTTTCGCCCGTGTGCGCGTATGGTCACTATGGGCCGGGTAGCTCGCACTTCAGCCTCGGGGCTCGCCTCATCCGATGAGTTCTGGGGGTGCAGGGGGCGAGCAGCCCCTTGCAAAAAAAAAAAAAGAGAAAAATAATGATAAAGGTACTTTTAGACGAATGGTTCTGCACGTGGGCGGTAACTGGAACAATGGGTCTAACGTTTCGCCCGTGTACGCGAATGGCAACAATGGGCCGGGTAACTCGAACATCAACATCGGGGCTCGCCAAATCCTTTAAAAATATGAAGTCTAAAAGAATACCTCCGAAAGGAAAATATGCTAACAAAAACCTGCCGGTAGGCCGAATATCGGGACGAAAGCTGGTGAGCATAAAGGATGAAATATGAGATCATGGAAAAACGTTAGACTCGAAAGGATTGCCACTTTAAGCAATGCAAAAAGGGCAAGGCATGAGGCAGGCAGAGGTAAGCGCAACAGAAGCCATGTAAAAAGATTTAATGATGATTTGAAGCTTATGAAGATAATTGAAGATATTAAATCTGAAAATTATAAACCTCAAGAATTGCGAATAAAAAAAATATGGGACAAGGCTTCTCGAAAGGAAAGAATTATATCTTGCCCTGCCTTCAGGGATCAAATTGTACATTGGATGATAATGAATATTTTGAAACCTCATTTTGAACGCCATATCATCCAACATGCTGTAGCCAATATTCCAGGTAAAGGTTTAGAATATGGCAGAAAACTTTTAAAGCATTGGGCACATAAAGATAAACATGGCACAAAGTGGGTTGTAAAAATGGATATTCGCAAATACTATCCGAGCATCGATGTGGAAATACTTCTGAAACAACTATCAAAACATATTCAAGATAAAAGAGTAATTGAATTGATCCGATCAGTGCTAAGTGTTTCTGAAGGATTAACGCTTGGCTCTTATTTTAACCAGTGGGCAGCAATTTTTTATTTATCAGATTTTGATCATTATATAAAAGAACAGATCAGATGTAAATATTATCTCCGGTATGTGGACGATATAATTATGTTTTTCCCAAGCAAAAAAAAAGCAAAAAGAGCTGTTTTAGAATTAGAAAAAAAGCTGAATAATTTGAAATTAGTTATAAAAAAAACAGGACCCGGAGCATTACAAATATATAAGTTTAAAGATAGATTTATAGATGCTCTGGGTTATCGAACTTATCGAGATGGTAAGCAAACTCTTCGCCGAAGAAATTACCTGACCATAAAAAGGCTTTATAATAGAATAAAGAAAAACGGCTGCTGCCGGAGGCAAGCTCTTGCGATACTTTCCAAACGAGGATTGCTGGTACATTCTAATTGCAATTTGCTATTATCAAAAATTGACGAATTGATCAATACTTGTAACATAAAAGGGATAGCTTATGAAAAACATTATCAGCAAATATGAAAAAGTGCAGGTATATGAGCTAAAAAATGGGCTCTATACTGTGGAACTAAACGAAAATCCTGTAGAAGTGACGCATGAAGATGAAGATGGGAATATTGTTACTAATTATGAGGTTGATTCCTATCGAATAGAAGAAGTGCAAAAGAAGTCGCTGGCAAGTGCCAAAGCAGAATATTTGAAATCCAGTGCAGCTTCTATCGCAGCTATAAAAAAGCAGGCAGCATATAAATGCAAAGAAAACGAAATAAATAATATACCAATAAAGAGGTGAGTGAAATGGAATATCTGATATCGGGTATAATTTTTGTGATATTATGGGGAATTGTGTTGTATTTGGTCAAGAAATCTGATCGGGAGACTTCTTCCAGAATCAGTTGTTTGGA